TATATTTGTTTTTTATGTAAGAAGATGAAAACTTAAGAATATCCTTTACGAAGATTTCAGTAAGGATGGCAGCGAAAAGAGCAGAGAGAACTCAAATTCATTCCAATTCATTACAAATTGGAAAGGACTTACAATCAAGATGAAAGGCAAATGACATCTATCGGAGTAACAGGCATAGGCAGTGCTGTATGAGGAAGTATCAATCAGAGAGTCTTTACTATCAATCAAGAAAGAATTTGAACCTGTCCTCTTATTATAATAGGAATTTATGCCCTGCATCTTTGCTTTTCTGTCAAGGGTGGGGTAGGGGAAGATAGCAGTATAAAGCTGATACCTATCCCCATTCCTTTACTCCTTAAAGCCCATAGCGTTCATATCAGCCTTGTGCTGACGTACCGCCTTAATCTCTGCAATGCGCTCTTTCGTAATACCTGTATCACGTGATGTTCTCACGTGTAAGAGTTCAGGACGACGCGAATAATCCACATAGGTCAAACCAATACCACGCTTAGGATAGAGCGTAGGCGAAACAGCTGGGTCATACTCCTCCTCCCATTCGTCAAGCGGCTGAAGGTCTTCAAGACGTGAAGCGCGATACTTACGATCTCTATATATCCAGATATTCTGTGCCCATTCAGCCATCAAATCCAACTGATGAAGAACGCTCGCCCAGTCAACTTCTTTACCTTTTAAGTCATCCATACATCCACGCAGTTCAAGATAAGCATTTAAGCCTGGCACCTTTGCAACAGGACGTGGCTCATCATATTCCTCGTCATAAACTCGACCAAGAATGTCTTCAATATACTCCTTTACGGTTATACCCCGCTTTGCAGCCTCACGTCCATTCTCAATAGCCAAGGCACGAACATCAAGATAAGTCCGTCGACCTTCCTCAGCGATTTGAGCCTGAGTAGTAGTACCATCTTTCCGTACTCGTGTAATACCACGCTGCGTAGGAAAAGAGACATACCGTGCAACCACACGTGGGTATCTCGTTCCAATAATACTTAATCCTAAATCTGTACGTGTCATCTCACGCGTCACGATAAAGGGCGCATTTGCCTGCATATTGTCGTTAAACTTCGGACAAGCATTAGGCATCCAAATAGGCAATGCTGTCAAATTTTTATTCTCTTTATTATTATTTTCCATACATTTTGCCCGTCACGCCGATAGCCCAGCTTTTTATTTTTATAAATAATCTATCTTTAGAACGTCCTTATTAACTATCGCAAATGAAGAACGGCTATAATCACAATTAGTCTCAAGAAAATCCTGACACTCGTCAAACGACCCCTCAAACACAGGAGTTTGTTTCCACCCACCTATTGTTTCTTGCATACAATAAACATCCATGATCTGAACTTTTAATATTTTCTAAAGCACCTCCGAATGATAAGCCTGTAACCACTCTGGTATCTCACGCAAAACACGTGCTTCCTCCAGTGCATCCATAGGACTATCTCGTAAGTAAGTTATCTCTCGAGTCTCGTTAAACTCACCCTCCTTGAAACGAATAACAAATGTTCCTTCAGGATCACCTACAACCCACCAGCCTTTGTTTTTACTACTCTGTAGAACGAAACGATTAAAGGCTGACAAAGTGATTTCCTCCTCTTTCACAAGGCGAGCAGCCGTAACAGTAGCCTTACCAATAAACTCAATAGTTTTTGGAAGCGACATAAAACGCTCTATAGCATCCTCCTTATCCTTACCAACCGAAGTAACATGAATCTCGCTTCCATTCGATAAAGTAACATAAAATGTGTATCTTTTCATTTTCCATTCCCCGTAAAGCCGGATAGGTCAGCTATTTATTTTCAAAATATTTTCTAATTATTTTCTCACGCTATATTAGCGATGATTTAATTTCTATGTTATGATGCCACCCCGTACCATCTGCCATTGGAACGTCATACTCTTTCGTCTCAAGATAAATACTATCTTCTTGATTGCGTAAGAAAAAATATGTACCGCTACCATCAGCCTTTAGAAGATGAAAGTCAGACGTACCAAGTTCTTTCTCAACGGCTAACTTCAAGGCTTCCTTAAAAACCAAGTCTCCAAACGCTGAAACTCGAGGACTTTTACGACAGTCATGGAACCCTCCACGAATCGCACCACGTATCTTACCACCAGCAACAATAAGACGATAGACACCTGCACCTTGATAAGCAGACAACCAATAACGACCATCTTCGTCCGTCTCGTCTTTCTTATCGCACCAGGCTATAACCTTAGCAGCACTCTCCATCAACTCAGGAGCAGCGTCCTTGATAGCCCTATTACCTTCCTCCTCAGAAATCTCTTCACGAACCAAAGAAAAATTAATTTTCAATGGTTTAAGATAATAAAGGAAATACCCTTTATATCCTTTTTTCAGTCCCGACTGCCAACGACCGTCTACTTTCCTCAAATAAATAACATCTTCTGGCCAAATAGACGAAGACGAAAAATAACGTCCGATTGCCACAACCTCTGCGTTCTCTGCTCTCTTTTCAAAGGCTGCAATATTCTTTGGAGTACCAGACATACGACAAACCTCTCTGCCATTGGTACCGATAAATGAAGTGTAATCTCTCATATACTTTCCCCGTCAAGCCGTTAGGTCAGCTATTTATGATATTCTATAAACTTAATAAAACTTATTTTGCCACGTCCGACCAAAAAGCCGTTTTTGGATTTCTTAATTTCAGGCGGTTCAGCTGCCACCATTTTACAGCAGCTTTCATTATCTCAACCATTCCGTCATAGATCTCATCCAGATTACTCTGTTTAAGTTCTCCGTTGCCCTCCCCTCCAGCATGTTTTAATATAAAGGTTTTATCCTCCTCTGTATATCCACACATGGAACGAGCTTTAACGGCTGCCACGTCTTCAGCAAATCGTTCAGGAGTAGTGTCCAGCACCTGAACATTCAAGCGTGGCCAAGTCTTACATTCTATTAGTTCAAATGATTTTCCGTCCACCTCGTGAACAGAATATCTAAAATCATATTCTTTAAGCATACATTAACATTCCATATTCATAAACCTTACGCCCAGCAGCAATATCCTGTGCGTCTTCTACACTTATGTTATTTTTCATAGCCCACGCAATCATACGTGAAGCATTGTCATTACAATCATAAGATTCGCAACTCTGTGTATCATAAATTGCATTCATTCCACGCCAGACATGACCAATCTTATCTAATAAATTGTAATAAAGTTCGTCGACAGCAGCAGCATCATTATAAAGTTCCAGCCAATCCTTTGGTATATAGCAATAGGAGGCTGTTATATCTGTATAGGAAAGAATATAATCGTAAACGTCCTCTTCAAACACATCAAAAGAAACCTTTGCTTCTGAAACAATCCCCGCTAAAGTTAGGTATGCACCTAACAGATAAACATCTGAAAAACTCGTTTCAAAAACTCTCAATCCCTCTTTAAGTTCTTCCATACTCTCAGGCATAAAGGACAAAAATCCATCACAAGATTTCCAATTATCAGAAATATAACAATGTAGTTTCTCGTTATCGCTATTCTTATCCAAGAAAGCTATCGCACGTGCTTTCCAATCCTCTTCCATTTCAGCTGTGAAAGCAAAACTATCATGATAAAAGTTATACTCTTTAGGCTTATAAATCTCACCTACACTAAATGATTTTACACCATATTCAGCTAATGCCGGTGCAATATCATCCTGCATATACTCGCATATTTTTTTCATAATGCAAGCATCAACATCACTCTGATCAACGGTGACGGTTTCAAAATCACCTAAGCAATCACGGCTCATGTCCTCAAGATAAGAAGCAGACAATAGTCTATCATACGTGGTAAAATCAACCAAAGGACAGATAGAAGAATTTAATTCGATTTTCATTTCTTTTTGTTTTGTGTCAGACTTCGTCCGACAGGTTCGTTTAATATTTATTTATTATACTGCAAAGGTAAACAAAAAAGAAATATCCTCCAAATTTTTAAGAAGATATTTTTACTAAAAATAAAACT